TTATTTATTTAATTGGCAGCTTTGGAATGGTTTGTGTGATTTCATCTTTATGTTACGCATTGATAGAAAGGCCATTCATTAATCTTGGCAGGAAAGTTAAATTATAAAGAAAGGGGCTAAAAGCCCCTTTCTTTTGGGATGGAAAGATAACACCCAGCATGATTTAGCATGCCATATCAGATTTATAATCACACTGGCTCATCAAAATCACACTCTGGGCAAATCCAGCATTGGAAGCCGTAGCGCTCTCCCTGATACATTTGCGTTCCACATATGGGGCAAAATCTTATCTCGGAGGCTGGATTTGACGCCTGGTTTTCGTTTTCTGGTGACGCATTAGAATCTGCCATGATTTTCTCCATTAAACAGGATATTGAGCAATAATCGCAGCCCTGTCATTTGCATACTGCAATTTTCTTGCATTGATCTGTGCTAGGATGGAGTCCTTTTTTGCTGTCTCATTAACACCACCATTAACGGCTGCAGATAACCACATCCTGTTTAGTTTCTCAATATCATCCTGATATTCGCTGCTAAGTGAAGAAAGCGCTGATTTTCTCAGTTCAGAATTAGGTGGAGCTAACCTGTCTACCCAAGAAGGCATTCCATTAACGACACCTAGTTGTTTACCTTCAGGTGGCGCTGATGTAAATGTCTGAAAAACCATATCATCAATTTCAATGATATCAGATAGATCCCGCCCGGCAGATTCATAATCTTGCAACATCGCCTTAGGGAAAAATGAAACATGTAATGCTGACCATACGTAATTGTTCATATCAACTCCCAAACGCCAGGTAATAAATAGCGTACGTGCCGCTTGTATTCGTATAAACGTTAAAACGGTCAGTTCCAGGGATATATGTATTAAACGAGACTGTGTCGGCATATAACCCGTTGCTGACTAATGTCACGACAACGCTTGAGCAAGCATTTGGGAATGGTATTGGGAAGAAGACCTCATTACCTGCAGTTCCAGAGGCGATTCCAGATGCATTACCCCCCATCACCACCATGCCACCAGGAAGTTTGTACCAAAAAGCTGATGCTGTAGATCCGCTTAAAAACGAACTCATATCAGGTATTTGTGACGCTCCCGTACCTACGTTTCTTGTGGCTGTTGTTCCAAGCCCTAGGACGCTCCTTAATCCTGCCGCATCTTTTCCACTAAGAGTGGTGAGAGTTGCATTCAGAGGTTGGGCACCAACATCCGACGCAGACGGCTTACGCTGGTCATGGTACAACTCACTGATTTCAGGATTTCCATTATAAGTCTGTCGCCCAAGGAAAGCTCTGAATGCCCCACCATATGAAACAGCCAGCTGCGCCCATTCTGTCGATGTCGGGCCTGCTGCCTGCATTAAAGCCACACTTAGCGGGTAAAGATTGTTCGCCTGATATGGTTCATACATGAATCCACCGACATGGCTATTCCCGGCTGCACTACCTTGCAGCCTACTCCCGACACCAAAATTTCCCTTATGTAAAACGTCTGATAAACCAAGGTTTTCGAGAGCCGTTTTCACCGTGCCATCCGATTTGATATCGCCAAACGGATTCTTGCGGCTCAGGTATTCAACAGCAAACCCCGATCCCAGCAATTCAACAAAACCGGGCATATCACCATTATCAAGCACATCCCGTTGCGTTTTGTCACTTACAAACTGGGCCAGAGCTGCAGCAATAAAGCTGGCCTGCCGAATAACCTTATTGACTTGCGCACTGGATGCTTTCCCTGCTGTAAATCCGGATAAAAGCGCAGGCAACGCTTCCCATTCCTCCTGCGACATAACATTGGCATTCCGATCAGTTGCAAACGCTTTAAAGTCATTTTTCGCCATCAGAGTAATACTCCCCATGCCCCTACATCAAAACCACTGATGAATTCGTTATCCATATCAAAACCAAAAAATTTTGAACCTTCCGATGGAGTTTCCACCGAAGGTGTTTCAATGCCACCCGCCCAAACCCCGGCGGCTTTTACTGTGAGATATCCCTGTTTAATTGCAGCAATTAACTCACGCGATACATCTGAAATATCAGTATCAGGAAAGAGCCAGACCGATATCGTCATGTCCTGGTTATCGACTATCTGCATTCGCAGTCCGGATCCTGCTGTCGCCGCGTCAAGAATTGCTGGAAGCGAATCATTCCGTCCGTCCCAGTTATTAATCGCAATCTTCACTTTAAGGATGACACGATAAGTTTCATCGCTGAGGTACATGTATCCGGAATCAGGATCGTATGGCCCCTGCCATACACCCTGATCATATCCAAGCCCGTCGGTATCCCAGCTGAAATAGACACCTGAGATAGGCTGGCTGACAACACGGCTACGTCCGATCCACAATCCAAGAATGTCAAGTTGCACACCAACCGCAGAGTCAATATCAAATGCAGTAATCAGCCCTCTGGTGGCAGCCGCAACATCAATAAGCGGCCGGGTCATCAGATCAACATGTGCAAGAAATTTAGGTTTGGTGGCGTGGTAGTTCGTGATCAGTTCGGTGTATTTGCTCATGACTCCACCGTTATAACGATATTTTCCGGTGTACAGGACGCAGATTCGTTGTATCTGATATCAATGTTTGATGACGACAAAGCCCCCGGGGATTTCCCAATCGTCAGTTCCTGAATATCGTAATAGCGTGCATTCCCGCCACTCACCACGCCAAGATTCGCCGGTGAGTAAATGCGACTTAAAAGGACCGAATCACCAATCATCAGACTATTGATATAGTCGGAAATAGCCTGCTGGATCTGCTGCCCTATCTGTGAGGTATAACCCGTAAAAACTTTTAATTTAATCCGGGCATAAACAGGTACATCACTGGAACGCGAGAATTTGATTACATGGGGATTGCCGTATTTATCCGGAACCGTAACGGATGTTGTACCGTGAGTGGCTGTCCCCTGGCCTTTATTCCCTCTGATAGCCTGAGCAATATCCGTCACATCACCGCCATCCACAATTACAGCAACAGAGTGTGGCGGTAACCCGTTACCGTCCTCCGAACCAGTATCGTTTTCATAGAGTTTGTGGCGGGTTACACCGGTAACATTAGAAACAGCACCATCCAGTGCTTCAAATGGGGTTATTGATGGCAACGCAACACTTTGCGACTGGCGGATACGTAACTCAGCATCAGTTTCTGCCGGAGAGCCAACAGTAGCCGCAGCAGGATTAGTTACCGAAACCCAGCCACGGGTTGGCGTATTAATTTCAGTGATAGTTCCAGCCAGCGCCGCCACTGCACCACTGACGGAACATGTTGCGGTCGCCATCACTGTACCATCCACGCCGACCACCACTGAAGCAGGCAAACGCCATATCACATTATTACTGTCTTTCACGCTGCCATTAATGATGGTTGTTCCGGCAGTTCCTGTAAGAAGCAAATCAACCGTAGAGTTCGTCGCGCCTTTACGTGAAATACCATTTATTTTCACGTTACTGGTCAGTGCAGCCCCATAGCCGGTTGCCGGTGAAAAACAGTTGTAGACAGTTATCGCCATATTATTGGCATCATGAATCGCCAGCGCCATCAGAGCCACCATCTGGCCGTCTTTGCTGTCCGGTTCGAGGTAGGCATCACTGCCATAAATCTGCTGAAAATAGCTAATCAGGGTGCTGAGTATCGTCTGATAATCAGGCGCACTGATCCCCTCTGCGGTTACCTTTGCAGATAAACCAAGAGAATCAAGGTTCAGAGCCATTACGCCTCCGATGTAACAGTCGTTATTCCATAGAGAGTGTCGATTTCAGCGGAAAACATGACACGTCGGGTCGTGGTATCCACCGTCGTATTGAAAGAGAGGATTGATTTAACGCCCTGCGTTTCCAGAATGCGTTTTCTGATCGCTAGGTTGTAAGTTTCCGGTTTTTGCCTGCCCATCACAGACTGGATCCACGGAGTCCCTTCGGTGGTATCGAGAAACCATTGCCCATACCACAATTCGAATCGCGTTTTTACCGCCTGCGCCACGGCCTCCGGTGAGTTAATCAGCCAGGTGTCATCACCGCTGCCAAAGGTATAATCGCCATCGGCGTCTTCACGTCTGTATCGCATCAGTTAGGCGCTCCTGTGTTACCGCCGCCGGTCTGTACTCCGCCGTGCGTGTGCGTAATCAGGCTCTTACCACCAGCTTTTATATCGTTAGTCACCGTGACAGGGCCAAGCATCGTCGCGGTGCCGCCGCTTTCGCCCATCCCCTGAGAGAGATTCCCGTTTATTGTCACGTTGCCGTTTAGCGTGATGGTGGGTGATGTGATCGTGGTTCCTCCTTCTGCTGTCGCCGTCAGCGCGCCTGGGGTTTTAACCGTGATGTTATGGCCTGCGGCCACTTCCACAAACGCAGCGCCATCATCAGTACGCAGTTGCGCGGCGCTGGTGCTGATTCCGCTGATTTTCTGCGCCTGAGACTGCGGACCGACGATACAAAACGCATCCGATAAATCATGCATTCTGTCATCAACCGTCTCCTGTATCCCGCCGCTCTGCCACCAGAAATCAATACAACGATCGGCAAAAACGACAAGACACTCATCCCCAGCTTTTACCGGAAAAGTCAACGTACAGCCTCCGCCGCGCGGGAATACCACCGGCACATCCACCAGCAGCGGGTAATTTTTGGTAACGCGATTGCCGTCGTTATCCGTTTCAACCGAACGGATAGAAGGCTGCACAACCGCCGTCACAGCGTCAGGATCGAATGACTGGACGATGCCAGGCAAAGCGACTCGGATCTGGTTCTTTGTTGTTTCCCGTTCAGATTTGAATGTTTCGGCAAGGTCGCCGCTGCGGGTCTGGTCAGATACTGCCATTTAGTAGGCTCCAGAAAGCAAAAAACCCGCCGAAGCGGGTTTGAAAGGATGTATGGATTATTTAGGTTTCTTCCTACCATAAACAAACACTGTAGTTAATCCTACGAGATCTAAAGTAGCAAGAGTACCTGCGAACCAAGTGTTACCGCGATTAGCAAAAAACGCAGCCATTATAAGCACTACCATTGCAATGCAAAATCCCATCCATTGCCCACGTTTGTCGCGTGAAACCGCACCAAGTAATGCATCGCTTTGCGTCTTATGCCTATGCTCTTGCTCTTTTTCGGTTAGCCTGAAAATTCTCTCAGCGCCGCCGGGTAATATTTGATTATATTGTAAGAGCATAGCAGGAGGTGGGAGTGGTCCCTGAAAAGACTCCTGCTGAAACATGGCAATAACCTTCGGATTCTTAGAAACTCTCTCAAGAAGTTCAGGTGTTAACTTCGATTTTAGCTCAGGATCAAGGTTGGCAACTGCAGACAGCTTTTCCACTACTTCCTGAGACTCATCATATTCCGAGGAATCAATATTTTCGTCGATACCATCCGAATCAGGAACGGCTTTTTGCGACGCTTTGTTTTCCTGACGCTTTTTGAGAACGGCCGCCTGCTTGCGGGGTTTTGAACTCATACCTGATAACTCTGTTCATGTCACTTGCAATGACTTTAACATCACTTCTTATTGCCCGACAATCAGATCCAGAAGCAGCATATTGCCAGTAATCTGTAGTCGGCATAATGTCCATAACACTACCGGCAGCGGCTAAGTAACGATTAACGATTTCCCTCATATCCCCTCCCATAGTGAACATCAGTGGAGCGCAGAGTTTACCTTTAAGGTAAAGTATAGACAACTACTGTGTACAGATGGTTCAAAAAATGCGTTAACCAGTATTATTTTGTTAAAATTAGCGCAATTGGCAACAGTTCATCCATAATATTATGGACGTCAAAAATCATCGCCCAGCCACTTTTTTACACGGGAAAGATCCGATGATTTTCGGCGCATCCATGACTTAATAACCTTGAGATTTAGCAACGCGAATACCGGCCGCCATCCCATTGAAATCCCATGCGTTTTTATGGGCAATAGGATTACGTGTGTTGAAGGCATAGCGCTGGCCCATTTTCCATGCTGTATCGCTAACAGACTTATCTTGAGAGAGGTTTACCCACTCCTTTATGCCTTTGTAAACATAGGACTTACAATCATCCGTAGTTCCTTTCCGATTGGTGTAGGCATCCAGATCTTCGCATTCTTGAAAGGAGTTGCTGACTATATCCGCGAAATCATCAATGGTCATGGCGAATCTGCGACCATTCATAGCGAAAAAAGGAGTAGCAGAGGCGTAATGTTGCCACTGCGTAAACTTTTGCTGATCCATTAAATCAACAGCCATTTTTTCATACTTCCCAGGAGCGGCTAATCCCGACATCGGAACAAGTAAACTTATTGCAATAAAAATGGCTTTCTTATTCAATCTTATCCCCACCGATTCATTGCTCCTTGACTTTGAAGATCCGCCGCGCCACGCGCTTCGCACATCATATCCATGTACCACGCCTGGCCCCTTGTATCGCCAGTGTACATAATCCCGCGCACAATATAAACGCCATCCGTTGCGATGCTGGCAGGTTGTGCTGTGGTGCCGCTTAGCGTGATATTTCCGTCCGTGTTCTGGTCGGTGATCTGCCCACCAGCCATCGCAATATCGTTGTTCGACAACGCGGTGCGATATACGGAAGCCTGATCCAGTTGAATGAGCCCATTAACCCGGATGTTCGGATTAATAAGCGCGCGGGCGTTTACGCCGTTGCCGATAGTCTGCTGCGGCATGCTGATAAGCCCGGTGTCGCTGTTGAGCACAATCGCTTCATGAACATATTCGTTATTCGCCACCATCTGGCGTTGACCGTCCACGAATTGCCATGTTGCGCCACATTGCCCGGCTACGTTATCCATAAGATGCCGCGTCATGCCAAAGAGCACCCGCCCCCGGGGGAATACAGTAGCAGGCATTTCAGGCGTCAGGCCTTCGGTCGCGCCTTTGGCTTCGAAGTCTTTCATCAGCGCACGGTTCACATCAGCGACCGTGTAACCGGCAGCCAGCGTCTGTGAGGTTATACTGGTGGCAAATGCCAGATCCGTATCTGCTGCCTGAATCAGGACATAGGAATCAATAGGGCTGTCTTTTCCTGTGACCGAGTAGCGAATTTCTCCGCTGAAAATCAGCCCGTAGTTGCGGCCATCACTCTGGCCCACATCTGCCGCGTCGACTTCGCGCACGGTCCCGACGTCGCTTGCCGCCACCTCCGGCGCGATACCGTCGTAACCGGCAATCAGCCGCACTTTCGAAAATTCCTTCCCGGTGATTCGGTTCACAGTATCTGCCGAGAGGTTATAAATTTTGATAGTCCCTACCCGGGACGCGCTGCTGATGTTGAACCAGTCGATCGTAAAGGTGACTTTGAAATCACTTAGCTCAATTCCCTGACCGTTCCCGTCCACAAGCTGCAGCTCGAAATGTCTCATCCAGTTCTGTGACATGCTTACTCCGTTGATACCAGTAAATGACTGCGGCCGCCCAGGTCAGTTTTCGTGGGATAATCCTGTGTGTTGTCATCGCAGACCACCAACAGCTTAAAACCAAGTCCCATACAGGCGTACTGCGCCAGCAGATCAGCGCCAGTGACGAGAGGAATACCGGAGATTACCGGCTCCCCTCTGTCGTTCTGCAGGTCCATAATCCAGTAAGGATCGCGCCATATGATGCTAATCCGCCAGGTGACACCACCCAGGACGATGCTGAACTGCTGGTTGTCCGCTGTCAGCGGAATTTCCTGAATTGTCATTAGCCGCCTCCCAGTAATGACGCCACGTTACCAGTGATGCTTTTCAGCAGTGAAGTATCTGGAGGCTTTGTGGTTTTGTTGCCGCTGTTCTGTACCGCCGACGTGCTGGCCCCTTCCTTCATGTTGGTTTTATCCGCGACGGTAATCTGCTGTGTCCGGGAGATAAGGACCTCCCTCAGGGTGAGGACGGCGGACAGGACGTTTTCGGTTGTCTTGTCCGTCGTCACTTCCAGCGCCCGGATCAACATGTTGCTGTACAGTCGTTTACCGGTTACCACATCGAAGGGGATACGGCTTTCCTGCAGATCCAGTAGCTCCTGATACGTCTGCTGAGGACTCAGGCCGAGCAGGCTGGTAGCCGTCAGATTACTGGCAAAATCCAGCAATGCGCCGCCACCGGCGAAACCAACCTCCATCACCACTTCTGACGGTTTTTTATAGGCATGATCAGCGACAGCGGCCCCGACCTCTACCGGATGCTCTGTTATTTCAAGCATATCTGTATGCTTCTCTGAAATAACAACACTGGGAACAATCATTCCTATTTTTCTGCTCTGCTGATGAAAAAGTGTAGAGAGAATATCCACTAACCCACCCTCACCTGATTACTTCGCATGACCTGAGCATTTGCAGACTGTTGCCGACGTGCAACCTCATTACCGACAGCGTGCGGATCTCCGCCACCGTAAATGTGGTAAGTATTTTGCTGGTTAACCTCTGTCATTTTGCCACTAATTCCCGCCACGGCAGCCTTATTAATCAGCTCTCGAGAATAGATATTTCTTCCATTCTCATGCTGGATAATGCTGCTCATCAATGCTGACATGGTTTGCGGATCGCTCATATTCAGGGCAGCCCGGGGATCCACTCCCAGTCGTTGCGATACAGCCCTGATATACGCAGTTGTGTTGTTATTATCAGACGCAGGTGCCCAAGTAGAGATAATTTTCTCCACACTGTTTATTCCCCGTCCGGCGTACAGCATTAACTGACGAGCAAGAGCCCGTAATCCATCAAAAGCAGTTTCAAATCTGGCAAATCGCCCGCCCGGGCGTTCAAGAGAAGCCCCTGCCTGACCAGCAAAATTAAGGTTTCCCGGATTGTTATTCCGTTCTCCTCGTTTCGTAGCCTGTGCATATTGTTCCGGCTCATCATCACCAAACCAGCCGCGTACCGTCCGGCCCACACTGCGGGGATCGAATCCCCAGTGCTCTTTAATCCAGTCGGCAGTACTGTTAGCGCTGTCTGTAACCATCGGCATCGCTGACGGATTTTCGCTGCCCTGATTAAGTATCTGTTTGCCGATGATGACGGCATCAGCCCAGCGGCCATCTTTGATAGCGTTGAGCAGGTCGGCGATCATGTTCAGCATTTTGCTGAATTCGCCCATCTGGTCGATGAAGTTGCTGAAATCCCACTTCAGGGACCATGATTTTGGGTCAATATTGAGCAGTTTCGCCAGCGCTTTCGCCAGTTCATTAACAGACCCTTTCAGGTCACGAACCATCTTCAGCGCGGCATCGACCTCCGGCTTCCACTTGCCCCAGTCAATCAGGCTGTCGCCGCCTTCCTTCCAGGTCTGATAGTCCTCCCACAGAAGGGCAATCCCCGCCGCCAGCGCGGTAATGAGACCAATCGGCGACATCCAGAACGTACTGTTCAGAATGCGCAGCGCAATCGTCAGCGCGCCAAACAGCGAGATGAGCTCCCGCGTTTGCTTATCCAGCGATTGCCACCAGGTGATAAGGCTGGATGTTCCCTCAATTAGCCTGAAGAACAGCCGCCCGATGATGTCTCCGATCGCCAGAATGCCTTTTATGGCTTTCGTCAGGGTCTGCTCGATACGAGGGAAGTTGTCCAGGATATGGCGGCGCAGGGTGTCCAGCGAACCCGCAAGCCCACCCGCAAGATTAGAGCCGATTTTGTCACGGGCCATGCCTGCCATCGCGCCGAACTCGCGCAGGGAGGTCATGAATTTGTTGGAGCTTCTGGCCGCCTCGTCAGCATTGAAGCCGATAGCTTTCGCCATTGCGCTGTACTGCCCGGAGAACCCCCCCACACCCCGGCGCATCGCCATAAGGGTATTTTCGTCAATGCCCAGCATCTGCGCATACTGGTTAGCCCGGTAATACGGCATGCTGCTGAGCTTCTGGCCGACGCCCGTAAAGATAGCGGCCATGTCGCGCATGTTACCGCTGGCGTCACGGGTCTGTACCCCCAGACGATTCAGAAATCCCTCCGCCCCGGGATTATTACGAATAAACCGGGAGAGGTTTTCCAGAGAAGATCGCGCAGCGTCCACGCTGCCGCCAACCTGCGAAACCGCATAGCCAATAGACTGAATTCCCTGGACTGTCGCGCCGGTGCGCTGTGACGCCCAGTAAAGATTATCCAGACCGGAGGCGATCTTAGCCGTGAAGGCCACCACGGACAGCGCGGCTCCTTCAACGGCCAGCCCCATTTTGATGACATTTGCAGTTGTACCGGCGAGGACAGAACCGAACTTTTTCGCTCCTGCATCATCCACACTGAAGCCAAGCGAGACGAGGAAATCTTTAATAGTTTCAGCGTTCATTATCCTCTCTCCATTTCTCAATGCGCCGCTGGTTATCCGCTTTTACCGCCAGATGGTCATTCAAGAGAGCAATGTCGTACAAATCGACAGAGCCATCTTTCAGTGCTGTATAAGGAATTAACCCGGCGTCAACCGGATTGAGAAGGTAGGACAGCCCGTCCGGCAGGCTGTTAAACGTCAGCCCTGTTGCAGGCTCTGTGTCGTGCTGGTAAGGGGTGTAGGCAAAAAATTTCCCAGTGAATCGGCGACCACCCGCGCCACCAGCTGCAGCATGGTTAGCAGGTCGATATCATCGAACATCAGCTGACCGCTGTTGAATACCGGCGTCCATCCGTCCATGTGCTTACGTGATACTACGGCCAGGCAAGGATGAATAATCGCGTTGGTATCTTCTTCAGTCAGGGAAGACAGTTCCTCAGCGATACGCGGGAGCATGGTTTCAAACACCGGTTTTAACTGCTCGAATTTCACGGTGTCGATTTTGCCATCAGCAGGCAAACGGGAGCGAATGCTCCCGAAATCTGACATCATTCCTGCCAGCACCGGCAGAAGTTTGCGGGTCACTTTCAGCTGGTCAAAAACGCTGAGTTTTGCCACGCGATATTTCACGCCTTTGATTTCGAATTCCATGTATTAAAACTCCCCGAGAACCTGGTCAATCTTGCCGCAGTCAAACACCCACGGCATCGTATTACCGGTTTTAGCGTTGGCATTATCCGGTTGTTTCTGGAACGCAACACTACGTGCCGTGATGATGTCGCCGCTGACCTTGTTTCGGATCACAATAACGTTATTCCCCCATGTGGCAGAAGACTGGCTCTGTGCGTTATACGCCAGCGACAATTTTTTATTTGTCGGTGATGTCTTCAGAAGGTTAACGGTAATCGTCCCGCTTTTATCTGCATGGAGACTGTGCATCACTTCGCCATCAGCACCGATGGTCATGGTGTTTTTAGGACCGCCCATCGCAACCACAATCCCCTCTTCAGAACTTGCAGAACCGTACCCGAGGTCAATCGAACCGGTCGGCCCGGTCAGCGTCGCAGTGACATCCATAAAAGAATAGGTAGACATTCACTTCCCCTTAGCGAACAACGTTAATCTGTACGTCAGCGTAATGAACCGCGCCTGCAAGTTTTATTGCAGCCTGAATCACCGGAGCCTTACGGGCTTCACGTTCTGATTGTGCCTGTTCATCCAGCGACTGGGCGTATACGTAATAACCTTTGGGCAGCGTGTCACCTGATGACAACTGGCCAAGGTCGCCACCGTTCCATACGCCCGGAGCAATCAGTCCATTCTGAACGGCCTGATCCAGTGATTTTTCAACATTTGATAACAGTCGGGTAATACCGGCTTCAGTCTGGGGAACCTTCGTGGTGCTGGTATAAAGCAGGTTATAGAGGTTGGTCTGCACATAATTCTGTAACCAGTCCAGGCCGTGGCGTTCATCAAAGAAATCGCCGTTAGCCATCACTCCCTGCTGGAGGATAGCTGTATCATTCTGGTAGTACACGAACACATTGCAGTTTTTTGCATCAAGTGCCGATGCCTGGCTGACTGTCAGTGTTTCATACCCGACACCCGGCTCCTGCTTAAACTTGAGCGTAATCGCGGTATTACTGCCATTGAAATTAACCGTGAATGCCCGGCCAAATGCAGATAACGCAGCGTATTTATTACCCGATGAATACTGAATAAAACTGCGTGAATATCCGGCGGTTTTCAGTTTTGATGCCAAATCATCTCTGGATGCAGTCTGCAGGCATTTCTCATCGCTTGTCGTAATCGCCAGAATACGGCTTACAGAAGAGGATTCGATCGCCGCAGCCACTTTCAGCCAGTCTGCATCCGGAATATCTGCATCGTCTGCAATCCCCAGCCCATACCATGAAGTATAATCAAGCATGGCATTCACAGCCTGCTCCAGCGTCTCAGGCGTGGCCTGTTCGCTGTCTCCCTTCGTTTTCACCCAACGACCAACAAAAACCTCCTGAGGTTTCGGTGATTGTGAGAAAAACACCTGCGCAGCTTTATATTCTGGTGATTCCACGCCAAAATCTTTTCCAATATCTTCCGCGGCAGAATAACGACGAATGCGCTCACTTACCGGAATGATTGTGGACGGGCCGAGAATGAGTAATGCACCAAAATTTCGCCCTGATGCTGCACGCGGCGACATGATCACATCAACATTAACAACGTTTGATACAGGCAAGCCCTGTGCCATAGCTTAATCTCCGAAAAAGATGACTGGTGCTTCCACCAGCGATTTAATACCGTACTCGCGCACAACCTTCCGGCGCAGGCGTACCGTCATATCGTAGCGGCGGACCCATTGCTGATTAATAAGTTCAGGGAAGGGAGTCAGACCTGTGTAATCGCCAAGAGACAGCCCCAGCGCATTCAGTGCTGCATTGTTCTGCGGCACAGATATACCGTCACGAAACCGGGACGCATACACCATCCCCGCCGGTCCATAAAACGAAGCCATACACTCAATCGTTTCATGCCGCCAGAGCTGAGAGCCATCATCGGTCTGTCTGGTGAATGCCGGACTGTCATCACCTGACCATCCGATAACCCCAAACGCACACCAGTTCGTTTCAACCGGTAGCAGTGGCGGCTGCTCTTTCTGCCAGCGCGGGCGAACCATCCCGGCAGACAGACCGGAAACGTTACGCATCCACTGGCTTAACAGCCTGTCGAGCGCTTCGTCATAATCCGGATCGCCACTGGTTGGTATTAACCATCCGCGCTCTGTACTGGTGTTATTGCTCAACCGGAGTTCCCCCATCAAACGGCAGCAACTCACAATGCGCCTGAACAAATCCGGCACCATACGCTGTATACGGGTCGACGAAAGTCACACGATAATCACGGCCCTGATACGTCACGATATCGGCATCACGGCCAGTCTGTCCCTGCGTCAGTCGCTCAGTCGTCACAATCAGAATTGCACCACTGATTACCTGCCCGGCCTGCATACGACGGTTTTCCAGAGAGCGATCAACAGTTACGACTCCGGCAAACTGCTTTTTAACTTCGCTGTCGCTGCCGATCCCGTCCTCATCCACCGTTTGCACACGGCGTGTTACCCACAAATTGAAGTCGCAAAAATCGGGGTCAAAAAGCACATCTGTTACATCAAGAGTCGGCATCTTTATCCCTCACAACATGGGTAATAGCTCTGCGATATTGCCCGGTATCAATTAATGGTTTCGCCAGTTCGGTTCCCGGAGATTCGCCAGCAGCACGCCGGGCAAGTTCCAGTGTTGCCCCCTTGCGCCCCCGACGAGCCCGGGCTTCAACAGTACTGTCAGCAAGCGGCGTAAAGCCGGTAATGGTCATGTAACGCCTGACGCCATTAGCGGCCAGTGTTCCGGCACGGTTGAGTGCGCTTTCTGCTCCCGCAGCATTACCATCAAGTGCAGCCTGCGCCGCGGCTTTGAGCTGCGGCACCGTCTGCTCTTCTGCCGATTTAACGCCGGGGACCAGGTGAGGTCGTGGCGGGATGTTCTGCTCTGGTGAGCCGTATTCGTTGAGGTAACCGATGCCCGCATTACCAAACGGAACATCATCCCGCTCGCTGTCTTCCGAAGGGATGCCGACCAGCACATCTTTTTTGGTTAACGACCTGAGCGCATCCAGAATGGCCTTAGCGTTATCCACCCTCGTTGTTACACCGCTTTTGAAACTCATAGCTGGCGACCACCTGCACCGAACATCGTGATCAACTGATAAAATTCAGCACCATATCGGGTGTTATTCCAGAAACCTGCATCAGGATTCAGCGTCGCGCTGGTGTCATAACTGACGCTTACCTTATCCACGGACTTTGAGGACTGAACACCATTGGTTGAACCGCCCGGTCCGCCAGCCAGCATCGCCCGGATGTCTGCCGCCCAGAGCGTCATGTAGTGTGCAACGAACAATCCGGCAAAGTACGGAAACAACTTTTTGCTGGTGACGTTTTCGCTCAGCAGTTCATCGGCCAGATTCAGACGAAACTGGATTTGCGCTTCGGGATATTTGGCAGGGTCAGCAAACTGCGGGAAGTCGCGGCGAAAATCACTTACCGCTGGCAGACTTTGATTCTTTGGCATTTTTTACCTCGTTACGCGCGTCTGTGGCTTTGCCAACGGATACTTCCGCGTGCGCACGAGTGAACCAGTGCGTGGCAACGTCTTCCTCCACAGCATGACGGCCTTTAACAAACTCGCGCCGCGAACCGTCGGGAAGCGTGAGCACAAACGGGGTATGTACGTGTATTACTGCATTATTTTTTGCCATCGGGTCATCCTTAATGGCCCCGCCAGGGGGCCATATGGCTGTTAAATGCCATCAACGTACGAAATGGTTTCTTTGTACACTGGCTCGACTGCACCCAGCTTGCCGTAGTAAGTGACGATCTGATACAGACCGCGATACTGCACCGGCACGCTCTGAAGCGGAACCAGCGGGTAGCGGACGTATTTTTTATCGTTGGTGTACGCAACCATGCGATCCTTATTCCCCACACCACGGCCTTTCAGCCATTTAACCGCGCGGATATTCAGCGGAACACCGTTCTGGTGATAGCTGATGGTGTTGGTCTGAAGGTACGTCAACAGGGACTGGTTTCCCGCAGATGAAACGATGATGCTGGACAACAGAGCAAACTGTTCAGGCGGGATCAGCAAATCACGCGGGACCACAGAGTAACCAGAAGCGGCCCACGCATCAGACAGCACCTGGTTAATGCTTGCGCGGATTTCGTCCGGTGTTGAGGTTGCCCACGTTTTGGCAGCGTTGTTGACAGGCACGCCGTCCAGGGTAACAAGGCCTTTCAGGTTTAATGCGGAATCGCCAACATATACCTGTTCATCGTTATCCATCTGCCATTTCAGTTGCATCCCGTCATACTTCTGCGTATCAATCGGGCGGCCGACCTGCTGAGCAGCCTGCAATTCTATGACCGTCCAGCCAAGTTCCATCCCCCACAGGTTCAGCGGGTTACCGGATTTGCCGGTATCCACGTTCACGCCAGCAATAGCGGTTGAGTCTTTGCCTACCCAGTTTTTGCCATTCGGATTTGCACCAGTACCCGCAGCGGCGAAGCTGGTATTCGTCCAGCTGGAAATGTCATCTGCGATGGAGACATCTTCACGCAGTTGGATATCGCGGGTCCAGGTGTACCCCACCAGTGGCAGGTTCAGCGTCTGGTCGAGTCGCTCCAGCTCCCCGATGAGAAAGGCACCAGAGCTGTCAACGGTTGCCTGATCAAAAGTAATCATTCGTCTGTTCCTTAAATCTTCCAGGAAATTTCTGCATTGCCGTCAGCATCACCGGCACCTGTGAATTCAGCGTTGGTCAGCACCACGTTTTTGCCACTGACTGACGTGGCCATGAATCCACCCAGCGGCACTTTGATGGATTCATCAGTGGAGACGACAACGTATACCGGGTCGCCTTTTTTGATGGTGCTGGCATCAAAATCAGAACCGAGATTAACGGTCACGTAGCCACGCTTCATGGCGTCGCCCGGGAAGTTCTTGCCACTCCCCACCTGGCGAACCATGTCCGGCTGCGAAGTGGTCGGATAAGGGCGCACGTAGATCCCCTTCACCTTGTCTGCGGTATCACCATCTGCCAGCGGCACGAAAAAACCGTCATCATCGTATTTACCAGCCAGCCCATAGGCAGCGAAGGCGTTATCGGATTTAAGGACCACCGGTTCGACGGTTAAGTCCTGCGGGCGAGAGACAGCCCCGGCAATGCCAACAGGCATCCGGTACAGAAATACATTATTCATTTTTTACCCTTTACGGTTTGCCCAGAATTCAGCGTTTTGTTTGTTCAGGGAAGCGATACTGGTCATGCCCATGTTTGGGCGCTGTGCATCGCCGGTGGTGGCGCGGGTGTTTCGCCCTTTGGCAATCTCAGACACGGCATTAAACGCCATGTCGACCGATTGTTTCGGCAATTTGCGGATATCCGCATCACCGACTATCTGGCGAACCAACGTTTTGTCAGCAGAAGACAGAACCTCGCGTTTGAACGCGGTCGGTTTCATCTTACGGCTCAGATCGATACCCGGAACGATAACTTCAGCACGCCAGGCTGAGTCACCAGTAATCGTGGTTTCCTCTTCATCGTCCTCGCCGTCACCGGTCGGATTATCGTCAGGCTTATTGTCGTTATCGCCCGTGGCATTTCCGTCCAGCTTAGCCAGCAGGGCTTTCAGTAATGTTTTGAGGTCATCATCACTGTCGCCGGTTGGACCTCCACCCATCTCTGGTGCTTTGTCCGGTAGTGGTTGCTGCGGGGACAGGTTGATGTTGAGATTAACGCCCTGCGGCAAATCCCCCTCATCTCCTGTAACCGATGCGGGAGCCGACTCCACCAGTTCGTTCATGGTGTCGGCATCTCCTGTCTTGATGGCTGCACGCATGCGGTTCCACCAGCTTTTCTTTTGATTTGCCATTGTGTCTCTGTCTCCAATTGCACAACGATTTCCGGCTCTGCCTTTAGGGACAAGAGCCACATGGTTTCCAGTAATATCGACCTGCTCGGCTTTACCTGGCTCGGTCTGCTCATACTCCGCGTCATAGCCGCACGACACTTCGCGCAGGCCATCTTCGATAAGCTGAATGGCGCTTTCGTCTTTGACGATAAGGTCAGCCAGCATCAAATCAGACTGCTCACCCGTCCCGCGCCGGACATTCTGGAGGTGCCCGACAGCAAGCTCTTTCCAGTTCTCGGGATTTACCAGCCGCACATTCCCGTTTTCATCTTCAGGATGCAGGATCGTGATGCTCATCCCTTCGAATGAGGCAAGCGTGGCCGGATGGAATACCTGCTCAGGAGAACGTGTGACGACTATTTCACCGAACTTATCGGGTTTCAGTTTTGGCAGGTCATCAGCACCATAGAGCTGCTTACCTGTTCGTCCTATCGGCACGTCTTTGCACAGCAACGAGCCGTCAGCCAGCTGATAGCGGGTTTCCCCCAGCCGGGTATTGAAAAAATATTTCATGTGTTACCTGCGATTCAGGCGGGATAAGAATGGGAGGAGGGAAAAACGATTTCTTTATAACAGCGACAATTCGGGAGCTCGCCAGCGTGACCGGTCATGCCATCAAGCGTTGGAGGTTTGCCCCATTCGACAAATTTACCTTCCATTTCCCGATGAGAATGCCTGACATCACCATCTTCGGCTGTACGCCAGATATAACCATTCGAACCAATTGACAGCGCACGTGCCTGATCCAGCGCGCCGGTTGCACGTCCAAGTTCAGTACGGGCAATCAGGTCAGCTCTGGACTTTGCTATATCACCCGATGCGGCTATTTCTTTAGCAAAATGTTCTGCTCTCCCACCGGTCACAACAGCTTCTATCGCCCGATTCTGGATGTCGTACACCCTGTCAGCCGCCTCGAGGGGGAGCGATTTGATGTACTTGACCTGTTCGGCGATGATGGATTGCATCACCTGGCCCACAGGAGCGCTTTCCACAAGATTGCGGAGCTCGCGACTGATGTTCTTGCTGTGTTGCCGCCAAACTTTCTCGTTCTGCCGGGTTAGGTCCGCAGTAAAGTTTTCCGCGACCTTTGTCGCCCAGGGGGTGATGATTTCACTGTAGCGTTCCAGCGCCTCAATAATTTCCGTGATACTGTCATTTGAACCATCGTAGCGACCATTTACGATGTCTCCGACCCCCCGCGCTATCCTGCGTAGGCTGGTTCGATAGCGGATTTCCGCCTGACGGTTCCTGCGGTTCGTCATCAGGTTCGCCGATGCCGGGCGGCGCTTCATCTTCGGCATTCTCGATGTCCTCGTCGGTAATGGATGCCCCGATGCCGGTTACGTCAGAATTTTCGCGCAAATCAGTCATAGCAGCTTTCAGTGTCATCAGGCCATCACCCAGCGCTGTACTGATTGCGTTGGTGGTGTTTAACGCCACCGTTGAACGATCGACATCAGACATTTGCCAGAGCGGGTTAAACTCAAACGTGAAATCATCCGGGAGCGGCTTGCCAAGTTCCGAACGATGCATGATGTCCAGTATCCGCCGCACCGGAAGACGTAAACGTCTCTCCTGCAACGAACTGATGCGGTCGTAATAGTTGGCAAGGTCTGCATCACCGGTAGAAAATCCTTTCGGGGACTGTCCGAACAACCGCACCAGTGGGATACCAACAGCGCCACTAATCTGTTCTGCAAACTGTGAAAGGATGTCATCCAGACCACTGAAGCTGTACTGATGAGTTTCAAACTTATCCCGCGAGTCCATGAGCGTCATGCCTTCATTGCTCTGGAACTGTCGAATCAGGTCAATATTCTTCAGCAACGCTTCATACGCAGGACCACCAAGTGCGATAAGCTCGCGTAGCTTCTCCACGCTGTAGGTGCGCAAATGCGCTTTGTAGACCAGTTGCGCCGCGCCGACAGTAGCGCTGTCGAACGCGGTAAGACGATCCCAGATACGCTCTACAACCGACATTCCCCATTCGTTCTCGGTCATCTTCTGCTGAAATGGCAGCGTGACGCCATCAAAGCGAATCAGTCGACTGTGATGAATGCGCCAGGCAGGAATTCCCGTTGCTGTGGTCACCACATCGTAAAACTCAGGTTTACCCAGGTCCGGCCCCATATCTTTAATGCGGCGGGTCAGTACCGGGTCAATCATCCAGCGGTCGAGCGGGAGAATCCCCTTAAACTTGCCTTTACCGATGGTTTCGGGTCGCAGAGGGGTCATTGGTGCCTGCCCCTCAATCATGATGAAACCCACCGCGCCGCCATAGAGGCGCGACCATTTCAGCACGTCGTTCAGTGCATCCCAGATTTGCAACTCATCCAGTTGTGATTCGAGAATGCCGCGATCTTTTGCATCAATTTCCGAAGTGATGCGAATGCCTTTGCGGGTCATATCATCCGGGATAGCATCGACCGCTTCGCCGATAATCCAGGACGAACGATAGGACCATTCCACCAGCATGCGGTTACGACTGGTAAAATTAGCCCGGTAGGTGGATGCTGAGTGCTGGTTAGGTGTCTGCATCCCTACGCGGGCAATAAAATTCTCATAACCATCGGCTGTGGCCTGCGCAGTTCGCCGCAGGGCTTGTTTGTTTCGTGCCATCAGGCCTGTCTCCCTAGCAACTCCCAGATGTTCAGGGCTGAATTCATTGGGGCATAGTTGATCATCACCGAGTCGGCAAGGTTTGGCGACCGGGTTCCATCAGGCTGTTTATCAATAACGATTTTTCCCACACCATTAATGGAATAGGTCGGCTGCGAAAGCTCGATGATGAGTTTATCTTTGAGTGCCATGCTACTGCTGATTGAGATGATTTCGTCCGGGTTGTAAGCCATACCTTCAACCACGGCGCGCCAGGTATTCTGAAAAAGTTTACGTAACCGCCACCAGCTCTGGGCTTTGGCGTTAGCGAAGAAGTCCTTGTTCAGACGTGCGGCTTGCCCGTTGTCCCCGCGAACAGCTTCATCATCCGGATCAAATACCGCGCCACTACCTCGAAACGGTGTGGCGAGTATTGACGGTCGACGCGCAGCGTTACGCAGTTCGTTGATAGCGCGTGCATCGCCGCGAACTCCAGCGCCCAGTCCGTCCTCGTCAAAGCGAAACTCTTCGAGGTTATCCTGTTCGCAAAAGCCGAAAATCTTCTCGACGGACTGATAAATGTCGCTGCCCACACCGGACCATTCCCGCACATTTTCCAGGAGGAAGCCATGACGGGTGGAAAAGGCATTTTTGTCCCTGCCTTCGTCGGCGACATCCATCGCGCCAAGTCGTTTGCCTGTTGGCTGGATACCCAGTTTGATATGCGCATCAACGGCAGCCTGTACCCATTCGGATGGAATCAGGACGCCTTCCGCTGATGCGCTGTAGTTCAGATCAAGTTCCTGTGCCACCACCACCGGATTATCGATTTTCTCGCATTCCCTGCGATACCACTCTTCATCCTTGCGAGGATCATCCCGCCAGTGGAATGTGAATACCGGTATCTTCCCGCCATGACGCTTCTGAGCGAACGGGTTAGCCATGCCGTTAACTGAACTCAGGTCGATACGGCAACGCGTCGTTTGTGACAACGCCGCATCAATCAGCAGAGGACGCTGAAGGAATGCAGCCTCATCAACCAGATAAAGCGTGGTACGGTCACCACGACCAATATTATCGCCAGCCTCGCCTTTGATAACGGCACCAGTTTCAGGAAACTCAACACGCATATATGGCGCGTGCTTCTTCTCACTCCACGAACCGCGAAACTCTACAGGTAGCGTTTCCACGAACTTGCGCGCCTTCCAGAACAATGCTTTCGGGTCACCAGTGCTGTCGACGTATTCCTCTTTACGGGAGCCAAAACCGATAACCATTTCTTTGTTGAAGAGACAAAGCGAGCATGCCAGTCCGATCGCGGTCCAACTGAGCCCCATTTCACGGGATTTTTCGGTAATACCATTCTCCCGATTGCTCCAGCGTTCCATAATCCAGTGGATCCACTCCTCCTGCTTAGGGAAGAGTAAAAACGGAATGGTCACCGGCAGGCCATAATCAATATTACGCGGGTCCGTTGTCATGCCCCAGTCGATGATGAACTGAGCCGGATTGGTTCGGTAAAACTGTTTTAGTGCAGGCAATATTTCAGGATTCTGGCGAATGCGCTGTAGGCGTTCCATCCGCCATTCAAAAACCATCTGGTAATCAGGATGTTTAAAATCGAAGGGGAATGGTAACGGCATACTCTTAGCCCATCATTTTTCTATACGCTTCTGCAACCTGCTCCGGCGTTAAGTTGGTAATTTCTGTTCTGACTGGTCCTCCGTCAGCACCAGTCACTTCATTTTTGACATTGTCTTTAAACGCCTGAACAGAAACATGACGCCCGAGCAACTCAAGGTTTTTAACCTTATCAGGCCATTTGATTTTCTTCAGAAGTGCGGCGCTATCTGCGGATGCCATCTCCACGACATCCATTCCTGATAGCGTTGTGCGCCATACCTTAGGCCAGTCTTTAATGGGCTTTAGCTCACCGTTTTGCAGGAGAATGTCGAGCACATCCATCTGGTCGATTTCAATAAGGCGATTAAGTACATATCCTGCATTAATACCAACAAGATCATTGCGTTGCGCTTTCAGTTCGGCGATTCTTAACTTGATGTCAGGTTTTGACAGGTTTTCGGATGCGGTACGGTTAGCTGTCTTTGCGCTGTACCCCGCCCGAATAGCCGCTTGCGTGGCGTTTAAATCGATGAGGTACTCGCGACAGAACATCTCTTGTTTGTCGGTGAGTGCCATGACAAAGTCTCAATTGGATTGAAAATGAGTGATTTATTACTAATTAAAAACTGGTTAATTGACCATCATGCACTATCGATTTTCTTTGGGTTTTTATCGGCTGGGTTATGGATCAAATCAGCAACAGCCAAAGTCAAAACAGGTAGAAGCACCGTTGTAGCAATTACATTTGATGATCCCAAAAAAAATGTAGATCTTCACGAATTTTTCTTAACTGCGCGGTTACAGTCTAAATATAACTCATATGCAGCTTTCGCTGCTGCTGTAACTGTGATTTTGCAAATGGCTGGCTATTAGAAAACCTTAACCAGGATATTATTTACCTTTATCAATATCAGTTAACGGCTCAAAGTGTAATGGTTCCACATTCTCCTAATGGAGTTATTTACTCGCCCGTCTCGGTAGCCAGCTGCATAAAGCCATTAACCAGCTCAGGCTGACGTCGTGACGTCTTGCCCGTAAAGGTTTCGCCTGTTTGGGTTTGGTAGATGTCGGACATTGAGAGCCTCTTTATCTGCTTGTGGGGATATATGGTTAATTATCCTCTGTAGGGGATACTGCCATCACAATGGGGAGAATCATCGTAATGGCAATAAAAACCGCCCATAGGCAGTTAATCTGAAAGACCAAATTTCTTTTTTGCGTAGGATTTTAGAAGCTCTACACCAACATCTTTCAATACCGATAATGGTTGATCGCTAATTGTTTTTAGCTTCTCAAAAACATCCTTTTGTTGAAGGGTTTCTGCAAACTCTTGGCCTGATGACGTGAGTCTTACATTGGCTGGCCATTCACGGATTTCATTAAGCCCAATAGTAAGTCCTAATTTCTTAGGATCGCCTATTTCTAGAAAATGGTTACTGATATAACCTCTCTCAATCAATTGGTAGTAATGAAAGAGTCCTTTATCGCTGCTTATTTCGTATCCAGCTTTTTTAAGGTCATTAGCTGATATCAATGGTCCGCCAGCCTTAATAAAAACCCCTAACATTCCCTTCAAGTATTCCAGATCGGTCTGCATAAATTACCTCCATCCTGAGAAATAGAGATAATATTACCCTTAAAATTCTTCATTAACACTAATTTGAACACTGCTCTTTGATGTAGTCCTGCAAGTAGCCGACCTGCTTCGTCACTGTGACGATTCGCTCTCTGAGGGTGAAATAATCCCGTTCAGCGGAGTCAGTAAGTCCGGGGCTGGAAGCATCGCCCAAGCTGCCGGTGCCGGTCTTTCCGCTCGCTGGACATCGGGCATTGAAGTGCAGCCCACACTTGCCAGTGCGAACACAACGCTGCAGATCATCAAGCTGCTTTTTCGCATCAGCTAGTTCTCCGGTGTATTTAGCATCGAGTGCATCAGCATCACGCTGGCGCTGCTGCATGTCAGTAATGGTGGCGTTCGCCTTCTCCAGTTCACTGGCCTTGTTATCGCGCTGCTCTTTGTAGGCGATTGCGTTATCACGGTAATGATTAACAGCCCATGACAGGCAGACGATGATGCAGATAACCAGAGCGGAGATAATCGCGGTTAACCGACTCATGACATCAACACTCCAACGGCCAGAAACCACGGCCACGCATCGTTGCCATTGAATGCGAGCAACGCTGCCATGAAAAAGCAAATCATGCTCATTGTTGCCCCCACAAACAGACTTCACGCTCAATCTCACGACGAGTCATCAGACCTTTCCATTGCTTACCGCCAGCGTATGTCCAGCGACGTAGCTGATCACATGCGCCTTTGATATCGCCCTGGTTGATTTTGCGCAGAAGCGTCGATGTTCTGAAATTGCCAGCACCCACGTTGTAAACGAATGAGTAAAGAGCGCCGCGCGTTGTTTCCGGTATATCGACTTTGATGTACGGGTTAATTTGTCTGGCTACCGTGGCAAGGTCTTTATTCAGGAGGGCTTTGCATTCTGCTTCGGTATACGTTTTACCGGGAATGATGTCTTTTCCTGTATGCCCGTGACATACAGTCCATACGCCAACGATATCTTTGTATGGTATGTAGCTGACACCTTCCAGACCATCGTTACCACCTGGACCAGTGATTAACACTGATGCTATAGCAATAGCCCCGCCACTTATCGCCGCTATTACGCTATTTCGTAGTGCCGGTGACATTGCCATTCAATCTGTCCTCGCGCTCTTTGCGCTTGTAGTACCAGTTGATGCCAAATGTGCCGACAGTACAAAGAATACCAATGATGACAGCCCAGTCATTCAGGGAGAGAATGCCACCCATCGCAGTCAGTCCTCCGAAGCTGTAACTGAACCATTCTCTGATTTTGTCCATACGGTACATGCTCTACCCCTTCATTGAGGGGATTTGCTCTATTTAATTAGGAATAAGGTCGATTACTGATAGAACAAATCCAGGCTACTGTGTTTAGTAATCAGATTTGTTCGTGACCGATATGCACGGGCAAAACGGCATGAGGTTGTTAGCGCAACCTCTTGCCACCCGCTTTCACGAGGTCATGTGTAGAAGGCCGCAGCGTAACTATCACTGATGAATTCAGGATAGCCAGTGGCTACGGCTCAGTTATGGTGCTGGTTAACGGACTTGAACCGCTACCCATTCGCTTACAAGGCGACTGCTCTACCATTGGAGCTAAACCAGCATATTTGGCGGGACAGCGTGGACTCGAACCACGATAAGAAGGTTAACAGCCTTCCGTAATGACCTTTATACGACTGACCCAAATAAAAAAAGCCACCGTTGCAACTTAAGAGTCACTAACGGCAGCTTACATCTTTAAACGGTATGATATTTCATTCTGGCTGCCTCAAAAGCCGCAGCGGCAAGTTCTGCTGTGTCATGGTATCCAAGGTTAATACACTTTCCAGACGCATTAATTCTTGCTCTCCATTTCCCGTACTTAGCATCCCAAGACACGCCACGGTACCCAGATTTATTATTCTTCTGAATTTTCCTGTTCTGCATATTTTCGGAATGAGTGACAAGACGAAGATTTGATATCCGGTTATCTGTTCTTACCCTGTTGATGTGATCAATAATGCCATCGGGCATGGTGCCATAAACAATCAACCATGCCAGTCTGTGAGCAGGGTATGCTTTACCATTAAGCATAATCATTAAATACCCACCAGAACTTATTGATGAGCATTTCTTGAAAGCAAAACGAGAGTTCCATGTCAAAGTAGTCCTCTCTCTCCCCCGCCTCCATTTCCAGTGAAAGTCGCCTGATGATGGATTGTAATCAACAACAGAAAGCACCATTTCTGGCGTTAATTTTATTTCTTTCATCGCTTTACCTTAGGGATAGAGCCTGTTCGCGTAGATATGACAGCCAAGAGCGGAGCGATGTTTCCACCACCATATCTCAGGCCCATATCACTAAGACTCTTGTTTTGATTGCACGCGAATGCAAAAAAGCCCACAGGAGGTGGGCTTGTGATGGTTGCTGAATGCAAAAGCAGCAGCATATGCGAATAGTGTTGCTCATTTGCTCAATGATGTCAACACGTTCTATGCTACATGTTTAATTTTCTCTACACGTTTCCGGTTTTTAAACGCACTATCCAGAACCGGGTAAATCATAAACAACGAGGCATTAAGGATTTCGTCAACTTCCCGTCGACAGGTTGCGAGCGATGGTTTTTGAATGCGCCCGCCGCCCCGGCATAACATCTTGCGAGGTCTTGCGACGCGATGATAGTAAGATGCAATGGCGTGCCTGGAAGAACCATGAGCGTAGTAGCTGAGGAGGATGCCAAAGGCTTTCTTGTCAATGTACATGACGGAATCGACGACCTGAGAAATCAACATTCCATCATCATCATTGCACATTGGCCTTGTCATAACTCTCCCCGGCTCTACGCTCTCCATGAACTTCGCTATTACGCTGCTCATGCGCTTTTCCAGACGACCTGAATAAACCCATGCGCCCCACAGTTCAAGCCAGCCATTCAGCCACTCGTGCTGCTCTTTGGTGAGGTTTAGTTCTCTTATGCCCACGCGCCTTCTCCCTGTACCTGAATCAATGTGAGGTTTCCGCAGAACACTGCGCCGGTATCGATATACATCTGGTTGGCAAACTTGAGTGGTTTCACTGCTGGCGTATGACCAAAGATGAACGTGTCCGCTCCTTTGATTTCTTTCACGATCCCGTCTTGTGAGTTGCTGATTCGTTCGCGGTTCCAGATTACCTGCTGATGATCAACTGGCTTTCCAAATTCGTATTCGTCACAAGGATAATCGGCGTGGCAGATGACATATTTTTTACCTTCGCTCACCAGTTCGATGATTAACGGAAGTTCATCTGCTTTATGGGCAAGAGCTTTAGCCAGAATTTCTTTGTCGTAATCGAGATTAAAGAACCAGCCACCGCCATTAAGCAGCCAGTGATTGACGTTTCCACGCTCTGATAAGCCATCAATCATCATTTGCTCATGGTTTCCACGTACAGCTCGGAACCAGGGGAATGTGATTAATTCCAGACATTCGACGTTCTCTGTACCGCGATCGACCAAATCGCCAACCGAGATAAGCAGGTCTTTTTTGGTGTCGAATCCTATCGTCTCCAGTTTTTTCATCAGGTTCGTGTAGCATCCGTGCAGATCGCCAACTACCCAAATATTTCGGTATTTGCTGCCATCAATTTTTTCGTAATAGCGCATCTCTTTCACTCCATCCGCGATGAACCATAAGAACGTCGTTGACGATGGCGTGCATTTTCCCGTCTTTATCATCAACGTATTTTCTGACCGTGCCGCGACTACATTTCAGTCTGCGTGCTACTTCTGTCTGGTTTCCGTATGCTTCAACGAGCATGTCAGGAATGGTTTTTACGGTGAACGTCATGCGGCCTCACTTCTGCTGTTTCGCAGGTCTTTGAGTTTCTGTTGGTACCCTGCCTTGATCGCCTTGCACTCTTCGACAGTCCAGCGATGGCGGTTATGGTTTGATTCGATTTCGTCTACTGCTTCCTGCCCGATGCGGTTAATCAGTTCGACGCGATACGGAACGAGATTTCCGCTTTTGTGCTGGTTGCACACCACGCATTGCTTGTGAATATTGCGTTCATCAAATCGGAGTTGAGGTGCCGCAGCAGTTGTCCGGTAATGTCCGGCATCCCACTGAGCAGACGTGAGCGTTCCGCACGAGATACATGGTAAGTCGCAGTCTCTTTCTCTGATGAAGGCGTTTACGGCTTGTTGGTCTTGTTTAATCCAGTAACTGCGGGGCTTTAAGGCGAGTTTTCGAATCTTCAGTTTATCTTTCTGTTTCTGCTCCTCTCGTCGTCGTTTCTTCTCTGCTGCTTTTTCCGCTTTTTCGCGTTCTTTACTTCGTCGTTCGAGTGCTATCTTGGTTCCACACTCTGGAGAGCACCACCACTGATTAGCGAATGCAGGGTGAAACCATTCCCGACATTCATCGTTTTTACATCGTCTTCGCGCTGGTTTAGCCATCGTCTTCTTCCTCGTACATTGAGCTATTCGGATCGCTCATCAGTTCTGCGCAGCAATCGGAGCACACGTGAACTTCCAGCACATGCAGCTTCTTACCGCAGTTAGCGCACGTTAAAGCCCGCTCGACGCTTTCTTTCTGGTATTGAAGAGATTGGGATGGACTAAGCATGGCTTTCACCATTAAAAAGTCGCTTGTAAGCATCAATGTCTCGTTTTGCTTCACCAAGCTTTCGTCTTAATTCCATGTTTTCTGATTCAAGCTTTTCCATGTCTTGCTGGTATCTATCGCGGTGTTCTTTCCATGCTTTTCGATATGCCTTCATGTATGTCGTATTGGCCTTTCTCTTTGCCTGACGAACTGCGTGGTGGTTTTTCACAAACCAGTCAGGGTCGTTAAATGCTGCTCTGGCGCATGTATACCAATAATTTGTTGCCTCCCTGTTTAGCCAATAAATACTGATAAATGGCAACTGGATAGACACCATTTTTCGTTGTGACTCTTTCTCGCCAAACATGTGGCCTTTTTTGATGCTAAGGCCAAATCCAGGTTGAATTAAAAGCATTGTCATTTCCTCGCACGTTCTCTAAGCCACCGGATATCCCACAGGTGAGCCGTGTAGTTGAAGGTTTTTACGTCAGATTCTTTTGGGATTGGCTTGCGTTTATTTCTGGAGCGTTTCGTTGGAAGGTATTTGCAGTTTTCGCAGATGATGTCGGTGATACTTCT